TTGCGCCTTTTGATGCGATTGACTTTGCAAACGCACCTTCCATCATTACATCATTTCCTAAATCTTTATTATTGAATATTGACCCATATCCAGAAAACATACCTTTGTTTTCTTCATCGTCATCATCATAATATGCTTTTAATTCAGCCTTTATATCTAAAACTTCTGTTTCCTCAAACTCTTCCATTGGCTCTTGATCCAAATCCATCGCACTCTCCTTGCTATCGCCACGAAAACTGCTGAGACAAATCGCTAACCTCTGGTTTCGGGAATACTCAGCTTGCATAGTCCTATCTCCCATACATCGTGACATGAAATCCTCTTCCCCCTCGCCACTTGATGGTTTTGGAATCGGCATACACCTCTCCTTTAGAACTTGCTCCTTTAACATAAATAACAGTTATTAAATAAAAACACAAATAAAAAGGGAGACCAATCGTCCCCCATTTTATTAATTAATAATTCTATATTTTAGAAAACTGCTACATTGAACTAGACTGTGATTTTTTTATACTTTTCTTTATTACGAGAAAACTGATCTTCAAGGACCGTCAAACATTTTGAAATAGCTGTAATCCAAGATGTTTTATATGTCATCGTCATATTCAACATAGGGTCATCCCATCCATAGTGTGCATCTGCATCATATAAAATATAATTTCTAAAGCCTTCTGATTGTTGACAAAAATGAAAATTTCTTTTTGTGCCATCATAAAATTCAACAACGAAAGACACATCACTTGGCAACTCCCAACTCACAGAGATATTTCTTGCATGGGTCATTTTCCTATTGCTCCTCATATTTCAATCTTTGTTGGGATTGTCCATACTCATCATCAAAAGATTCACTATCAACCACCCTTCCATTAAACCAACCAAAGGGGACAGATGCTTTTTCTGGCAGGACAATCAGATGATATTGATTAGCTGTATCAACCAATCTTTCTTCAGATGGATATAATTGTATAGCCTCTCTCAACTCGCCACAAATATCATTTTTTATTTTCTGTTTTAATTGAAACAGTCCCTATTGAAGTATTTAGATGAGCATTATGAATTTCATTAAATGCCACCATCCAATTACTACTCTTGACTAATCGTTTCTGGCGTAACGTTAATGATGTCTTTGGCTTCTCCGATTTTATTTTCCAGTTCGGATAGCCTCTTTTCAAGTTGCTCACGACTCATACCCTCCAATCCAACGTGTGTTACTTCTTTCTTGTCCACGAACATACCAGCCATTTGGCCTGATCTGTACTCTGCATTTACAGCTACTGCAAATTGTTTTTTATCCTCTGCCTTTTTACTTAAAGTTTCAAATCTTTTGTATTTTTTTAATTTATCACCCTCATGTTTTTTTAATTCTTGGTTATACTTCATCTCCATATATCTTGCTACATGCGGGTTCTTATTTGGATCAGTCAATCTACTGGCTATCTCAGTTGGTCCTTCAGGTTTGTTTGATTTGTATCCAGCTCGTTTGGCTGCCTCTACCTTTGAAATTTCACCCCAATTAGATACGTAGATATCAACAAAAGCTTTTTGCTTTAATGTTAATTCATTAGTTGATTTCAGTACGTTTTTTCTCTTGGCCATTTCTTGACCAAATATATCATGGTTTTTTCCTAATACACTTCTTTAGAAACAAAAAATTTTAAAAAATATTTGTAGAAAATACGTCCTCTGTATCTTATTTCTGCCATATTCCTAAAACTAACAATATTTTCCTGGGAAATTCCCAGTGTTTTCCTAGTTCAAAATGCTCTAGAATTGTTGTTTATCAACGTTTTTCCTAGAACTTGCCTTAAAAAGGGCTATTTCAAAAAAAAAATATTTTTTTGTTTGTAAGAAACAGTATTGGGAAAAAGCTTTGAGGCCTTTCGGCCCCTTATTAATATTTCATAACATTACCTCCTCTATATCTTAATAACCGTACTTTTTGTTTTTTAAACAGCTCCGAGAACCGAGAGCCGTGGTGCTTGTCACCCTTACCCACTACCCATATCGAAATATAATTTTTCGCTAGACAACTACCAAGATCCACGGATCCATGTTACAGAGTAAGACAGAATGACTGCCAAAATAATTCCCTTATTTAGCTCACCATTATACACTAATTACATAGAATATGATCGTGATAAAATTTCTAAATTCATCAAAAACATAGAATATAGGGAGGTATTCAGAAGGGAAGAATTGAATGATAAATTAGGGTTTTTGACTGTTGATAAACACATTTTAGATAATGAAGTCTTCTTTGATTTAAAAAAGAGTATATTGAATGAAATTGAGAATTTTTTACACAGAAGTTTGATTATAAATAAACCCTATCAGATATATCAGTCCTGGATAACTAAAACCCCACCGAATTGTAAATCTAATTATCATACACATACAAGTGTCTTCTCTGGCGTTTTTTATCTTGATACGCCTGAAAATTCTGGTGATATCATGTTCAAAGATTTTTATACAAAACATATCTTTGATGAGGATGAATTTCTACATGGTAACTATTTAAATGCACAAAATTGGCATATTGAGCCAAAAGATGGTTTATTGATTATGTTTCCAAGTCATGTACACCATAAGATAAGTACAAATCTATCAAACGAAGATAGATACTCATTAGCTTTTGATATAACCAAATTATGATGATATAACCAAGTTATGAAAACAATTAAAAAAATACAACAATTATTAAACAATAATAAAGACATTATCCAATGTGACAACTACCTTATTGTCAACCCTGGGCTAACTGACTTTAAATTTGAACAGGTTATAACTCACAAACAACTATTGGAGTTTCTACAAAATAATCCAATTGATACCATTGAGTTTCTGCCACATATTGGCTAACGGAAAAATAAATTAATATGATTGTCAATGTGTTGACAAAACAATTTATTTCCAATATTTCTGAAATAAGCAATAAGTTTTTCATTTATTGCCTCTTTGTTAGTTATTCTAGGTCATGCAGTTTTTATTTGTTTCTAGCGTGACCTAGATCTAAAAAATGTTCTCCAAAGCCAAGATCTGCATATAGAGATAACAGTAAAAATCACTGCGATATGGAAGCTCTCCCATACGGTAGGGTACATATCAAAAAAAGGGAAAATCCACAGTTGTATCAAGGTGCTCAAGATAAGACCACTACCCACATCAATTAAAGTCTCAAATAAGTTTTGATTTAATCTCATAAAATGATATAACTATCACATGTTTCATATATTTCATATGATTCCTTTCTACTTAGAGGGTGGTGATTGCTCCCTGCCCTCTAAGTTTAAATTTTTTTATCCACCATGACTTCACATTTCTTAAATAAAATACCAGACCACCACGTCCATAAGGAAAAACTTATCCACTTGATTAATAAGATACCACCAAATAGATACAATAATATCTCCCATACCGATTGGAATCTACCACAGGACATCAGAAAAGAATGGCAGCATTATTTTTTCAAAAAAATATTTTTGCCCTGGAGTAAAATAATTTCAGATCAGACAAATCAAACTGTTGCACTACATAATCTATGGTTTCAATGTTATGAAAAAGGTGATTACCATGATTGGCATGTTCACAATGATACCCACTTTACCAATGTATATTATCTGAAGTTACCTAACCCTAATGTGAAAACATCAATCATAGCTTTGGGGAAAGAAACTAATTTTGATGTCTGTGAGGGTGATGTCCTAACTTTTCCTGCCTTTTGGAAGCATTGCTCACCGATAAATACCTATGAGGACTCTAAAATAATTATCAGTTTTAATATCGATCTAAATGTTTAAAAAATTTTTGACAAATACATTGTCTGCATCCATTATCTGTTTTCGTTTGTTCTCGATGTTCCTTCTGAGCTCTCTTCTTAAGTCCATGTCTTTTACATCCTTAAGTCTTTGGAAAAGTTTATTATATTCGTGCCACAAAAAATGTCGTCTTTTAAATTTAATCAATCCCTCTTTCAAAGCTTTGGTATATCTATATCTTACATTTTCCGGTTCCCAACCTGCCCACCAACAGATTTGTTCGAAATCTTTAGATTGTGCGATCCAAAAATGAGCATCACATTTATTTAAACTTGATTTACGATCTGCTGCAAGAATTTTTAAATCGTCAAAAGCATTTAATATCACATGTCGCCAAAGTTTTTGTTCGTTACAAACATGATTCTCTGCAACAATATCAGAGGCTATGTTAATGCCCATAAGTTTTAATAAGTCTTGCGAGTAAATCACGATAATGGCCTTTTGAATATTTTAAATTGCAACGATTGGCGACTTCGTAATGTTCTTGAACATCCTCTATTAATATTGTGATGTCTGCACCCTCAAGATTTTCATCACGAATATGATCTTTTATCTCCATGAAATCTTGAGTAATTTCTTTTTTTGTATAGTTATCCATTCTCATACTTTAACATCTTCTCTTCGATATGAGCTGAAGTCTATTACATTTGACTTATTGTTTTTTATTTTGATTATTACTTTCTTAGTTTTTTTATTTATTTGATTACTATGTACGCTATAGATATCATTAGTATCATGAAGGAATTGTGGTCCCATTTCCGTATAATTAAATTGAACTCCATTTAACATAGCAAAGGTTACTGATTGAAATAATTTAAATTGATTAGGAGTGAGTTTCTCTGCAAGAATTACAGATAACTTTGTTAAATCAGTGATACCATCCTTTTTCTTTGCCATGTATAAAATCCCATGCTATTTTAAATAATAAAGTTTGTTGAGCTTCTGACTGTAGTCCGTGGGTCGTGCTTCCTGATCCATTACAATGAATACAAGGATGAACTATTTTAGAATATGGGGCAATTATAAAACCATTACTCTTACATTCTAAACATGTCTTGTAGTTGTAACTATTATCACTCATATAAAAAAATTTTTATTTACGCAAGTAATAATTGTAAAGATTAATTTAGATGGGATCAATGCCAAGGGTTTATAACCCACGACATTATTTTTTATTCAAATGTTCTAGTGGGCTACCCTTATAAAAAGGTCCCTCAGCCATAAGTTTAAGCTGTTCATTTTTTAATTGTTGCATTTTTTGCATCAAAGGAATCCACAAATCTTTATGCTTTCTAAACTTTTTCATCCATAACCAGTTACCAAAGTTTAAATAAAATCTATTATTCCAATCTTTATTTTCCCAATTATCTATTCTTTCGATATCATATTCAGTCCACAAAGACTCTCTCTCTTTCTTATTAAAACTCCAATAAATCTTATATGCTAATTTGTTATATTTCATAATTCCTCCTTTACATATCTTTTAAGTTCCTTGTCCTGTATATTATTTGGTATCTCATTCTTGTAGAATATCCTGTAGCTATCACTACCATACTTGCCGATACCAAATAATTCTGTTGCGTCCTCTCCATCCCAACCAAGATAGTCTTCTGTCATGCGCCATATTCTATTTGCTCTGACATTCTTCATGCCTAGATCTTTTAACATCTCTGCTACTGTTTCTTTATCTGATTGTAATAAGTGCATTGCTGTTGGAAACTTTTTAAAAAATCCTGGTAATAATTCTTTAACCTTTTTACGCCCTGTCTGATTTAGACAGATCACACCCACCATGTGTTGCCATCTGCTGCCTACTTGTTGTTGAACCATAAGATCATTTCTCATTTATGTCCTCTTTATCCCAAAACATTAATAATAATGTGATTGCTGCATATATTAATGTTATTAAAAAAATACACAATAAAAAAGTCATTTTCTTTTAGCTCTAATAATTTTTGTATGTTTTCTCCAGGCCCAAGCACTCAAAGTCCCTGACCAACCCATTAACCATATGTAAAATTTTAAGATCATTTTATTTTATTTATAACATAATAAATTATTAAAAGACCAATTAATAAACACACCATGTTGTATGCAAACATACCTAAACCAAAAGTGGCACTCATTCCCAATCACTTTCAATTTCAAACGTCATTTGATAATCAAACTTTATTTCTTTTAAGTATGGTTTAATCATATTCCAATGTTCTTTAGTTGGATAAGAGAAACAATGGTCAGATCTTAACCAATGATCAATAGTCGTTTTTTTAATTATACCAGCTTCATACAAACTTTTCCTATCTAAATTTTTTTTTAAGTAATTTAAAAATTTATCTTTTGGAGGTAATTGTGGCCTTGTTTTAAATTTTTCATCATAAGCTTCAATCAAATCTTTATTATTTTTAAGGTGTTCCATAGCTACATCCATTGATAAAGTTTTTTGTACTCGTTCCTTTGAAGCTCTTGAAGTTTTACCTTTTAACATTTTGGCAGCATATTTAAAACTATTATCACCCTGATCCATTGCAGTCGGAGTCCGATAAAACTTTTTTAATGGCAAGTCCGATTTCTCTTGCGATTTGTGGGACGATTGCGTTACCGAGGGTTTTGATTCTGTTAACTCTACCTCTGTCCAATTCATAGGAAATCCCATCAGGAATTCCACAAAGTTCGGATTCAATTTGCCACCAACTACACCGTTTAGATTTACTCCGTAGCCTCTCTCCTTCGCTTTTTGTTGAGAGATCCCTCCGTTGTTCTTGCTGTCGTTCACTGTTGGAGTTGGTAAGATTTTTTTCTTCTCCAGGTAAAGCATCGCATCCGATAGCTTTGCTCCGTAAGTTATTCCCGATCCCTTTCTCCTCGACACAAAACCTCCAGACTTTGTCCTCTCCACCATGTGTGATTGTTCTCCTCCCTCCTCGCATACTACTGTCGGTGTCGGATACATCTTTGGTAACTCCATAGCCATAGTCTCCTCCAATTTCGTCCCTAGTTTGCCTCTTCTCTCCACCCTCTTTCTTACTGTTTCTAGGTTCTCGTTCATCGCTGCTGAAGCTCTCGGTGTCGGATACATTCTTTTCTCCTCCTCTTGAACTGCTACTGTCAAAGGTGTTCCTCCTTGCTTGTATTTCTTCGTTCTCTCTGATGCTGAGTCTTGTGTGGGTGTTGGATACATCTTCATTGTCTCTGGATCCACTTGTTCTCGTAGATTCGA